GTACATAGGTAACCGAAAACGAATCTATGAAAATTATGCGGGCATGTTTCCGACATTTGAGTCGTTCTGTCAGGTGATGGACCAGTGCACTGAAAATTTCGAGTGTTTGGTGATAAATAACAACGCCAAATCGAATAAGCTACAGGACCAAATTTTCTGGTACAAGGCACAGCAGCACGGTCCGTTCAAACTCGGTAGTAAAGAATTCTGGGAGATGAGCAAGGATTTAAATTCTGACGATGAAGAGGAGTCATATGACCCGAAGAACATCAACAAAAAAGGAGCGGGACCCAAAATCAGTGTGAAAAAAAATAAATGGTAGCGCAATCATTATTTGCTTTTGTTTTTAAAAAGCAAAAGCAAATTTTGCACATTTAAAACGCTGATTTTTTATACTCGTTCATATTTTTTTCTACACAATGGACATTTTTTTGAACCAAACACACTTCCTGGTGTAGTTTCTGATAATTGTACTGATAAATTCTCAGCATCATTATATTCTTGATATTTGTCTGGATATTCATTTTCCCATCGTTCTAATATTTCATCATATGCTTCACAATAACATTGTTTTCCTTTTATGTGATTTACACAACCATTTGGACAAGGAGGACAGCCAAACGGTTCTGGTGATAAATGATAGCGCGTTTCATCCCAAAACAAAATGTTTTGCGAACAGGGTATGCAAAACCAGTGACCGCAATTCGCAGGGAATTTAAGTTTTTTATTTACGATTTCATTACATATTATACACTCTTCGTTGCAATCTTTAAATTCTAATTCTCTCCATCCAAAACCGAAAGAACTATTATCACACGAACAACATAAATAATTACCACAACAACTGAACCAATTAGGTGGTAATACATGTTCACATAATTCATAATTTTTACACTTTATTCTGCCTTCTGAATATTGACAATCATAACCTACATTTGTTTGTTCGTAATGTAAATCTCTATATTCCATAAAATTAGATGGATTCATTTAGTATTATTACTAAGAATTACTTTAAATCAATAATATTCAATATTCAATATACATTCGAGAAAAAAAACAAATTGGCGACTACTGTTATGTCACAGTAATCCACAACGCCAACAATGCAACATCAAGTGCGCTTTCGAACCCTTAGACTGTCACCAAGTTGTAGATGTCGTCCACATGATTTTTTGTTTGCACTCTCGTGTAGAGCTTGGAAAACCTGGAAAATGAGGATGTTTTTGTTTTTTCAATAATTGTTGTGATTGATTTTTTGATGCAGTGGTGTTTGTGTTGCATGTCGAAAAGGACTTTTTCTTCATTTTGTATCAACCGCAATTCATTTGAAATACTGCATTCCAAGATGCCAAGTTTGAAATAGAAATGGGCGGATCGGGTGTACGGATAATAATTGTGAGATTCATGCAGCCGCATCTGTTCCAATCTCATCTGGAATGGAATCAGTCGACTGCGCATGTCTTTACATTTTTGTATTTGTTGTGTGATTTTCGCTTTAGATTGCAACTGGGCTTTCATGCGTGCTTCGTGTTCGGAACGTCGTTTGAGTAGCAGTTCACGCTCGCGCTCATGCATTTCTTTTTTTGTTTTTCTCTCCTCTGACGAGGATGATGATGTGTTTGCTTCTTGTTTCACTAATAATTTCTCGATGTCTGATAGATTCTGAAACCACTCGGATGCCTCCTTCTTATTCCTTCTCTTTATTCCTGATGACTTGCCTACTCCTGATTTGACTGTGGTTTGCATGATATAATTGAGTTGACTTGTTGCCAGTTCGAACACTGAACATTTTAAAAGTAATCGAAAAGTTTTCAATTTATATTTTTGTAATAAATAAAAATTGAAAATAAATGTTTCATTTTAATATATTCAACTCACCAGATAATCAAGACAATCACCAGACAATCACCAGACAATGAAACATCATGATAATATATCAAGAAAAACAATATTGACATTATATTTATCATTTTCAATATTGTTTACATTTATTTTATCCGTCGAAACCAATGTCAATGTTAGCACCACCACCAATTCTTCAACAACCGATGACAAATCATCACCATCACCTTCCCTATTGAGTCAAGGAACCGTGACGATTATAACTTATTCAATAATATCGCTAATGTTTGGCATTCCAATCTTGACATTTTTGGCGTGCATCTACCATATGAAAGGGTCAGCACCTTGCGATTTCAAAGCAGCATTTTGCAGTTGTTGTTAATCCAGTTCTTCGATGTTTGGTTCAGAGGAGGAAGAGGACGATGGTTGTGGTTGTTGTTGTGGCATTCCACCTGGCATTCCATCAGAAGAAGAAGCATACAGTTTTGAAATAATTGGACTGACAATTCCTTCCAGTTTTTTTTGTTGAGCTTCATACTCGGATGCCTCTGTTTCGCTGTGACCCACAGATTCCAGCCACTCAAGCGACGCCTTGCAAGCGTCCTCAATTGCGCTGCGGTCCGACTCGGACAACTTCTCCTGCATACCCGGTTCAGAAGCTGAACTCTTTACCGAATAAACATAATTCTCAAACCCGTTTCGCGCATCAATTTTCTGTTTGTGCTTTGAATCTTCTTCCTTGTATTTTTCCGCTTCAGCAACCATGCGCTCAATGTCATCCTTTGACAACCGCCCTTTATCATTTGTAATGGTGATTTTATTCGATTTGCCGCCAGCTTTATCAACCGCATTCACATTGAGCACGCCATTCGCATCCAAATCAAATGTGACCTCAATCTGCGGAGTTCCGCGCGGAGCCGGAGGAATGCCGTCCAGTTGAAATTTACCAAGAATGTTGTTGTCTTTGGTAAGCTGGCGCTCACCCTCAAACACTTGAATTAACACACCAGGCTGGTTATCCGCATAGGTTGAGAATGTTTGCCCCTTTTTGCACGGAATTGTGGAATTTCGCTCAATTAGTTTTGTCATGACACCGCCAGCCGTCTCAATTCCTAAAGACAGCGGCGCAACATCCAGCAACAAAATATCCTGCGTAATCTTCGACTGATCTCCCGTCAAAATCGCCGCCTGCACTGCCGCGCCATACGCCACCGCCTCGTCCGGATTAATGGAACGATTGAGCTCCTTTCCATTAAAATACTCGGTTAGCAAACTGCACACTTTCGGAATGCGCGTTGAGCCGCCAACCAGCACAATTTCGTCAACGCTGCTTTTGGACATTTTCGAATCTCTGAGAACGCGGTCAACGGGGTCAATAGTAGAACGAAACAAATCCATGCACAGCTCTTCAAATTTGGCTCGTGTAATCTTGGTGATAAAGTCGGTTCCATCAAACAACGAATCCACCTCAATTGTGGTTTCTGCAGACGCTGAAAGGGTTCGCTTGGCGCGCTCGCACGCAGTGCGCAATCTACGCAAAGCCCGGTTATTACCGGTCGGATCCTTCTTGGTCTTGCGCTTGAATTCTTGAACACACCAATTTACAAGCCGGTTATCAAAATCCTCACCACCCAAGTGCGTGTCTCCTGCCGTCGCCTTTACCTCGAAAATTCCATCGTCAATTGTTAAAAGTGACACATCAAAAGTGCCTCCACCCAAATCAAAAATTAAAATATTGCTCTCACCCTTTCCTTTTTTATCAAGACCGTACGCAATTGCCGCCGCAGTTGGCTCGTTGATAATGCGCAACACATTCAGCCCCGCAATCGCGCCCGCATCCTTTGTGGCTTGGCGCTGCCCATCATTAAAATAAGCCGGAACCGTAATCACAGCTTCCGTAACCGTCGAGCCCAAATAGCTCTCCGCAATTTCCTTCATCTTGATTAAAACCATTGCGGAGATTTCCTCTGGAGAAAATGTTTTTTGTTCTCCTTTGAACTCCACCTGAATGTGCGGCTTACCTCCATCCTTTGCAACCACTTTGAATGACCAATGCTTCATATCACTCTGAATGCTGGCATCGTCAATTTTTCTACCGATGAGACGCTTTGCGTCGAAAATAGTATTCTCTGGATTCATGGATACCTGATTTTTCGCAGCGTCTCCAATAAGACGCTCGCTATCTGTAAATGCAACGTATGATGGCGTTGTCCTATTTCCCTGATCATTTGCAATAATTTCCACGCGCTCATTCTGCCAAACACCCACGCACGAGTACGTGGTTCCCAAATCAATTCCGATTGCCTTTGTCATTTTGTATTCTATATGTCTAGATGATGATTATATATCTTCATATTGCTTTATATTCTTTACTATAAATAAATAATATAAATAATCAAATTGACAATTTCATAATTTAATTATTTTTTATTGGTCAAACCCAAACCTTTATTCATCAAGACCAATGTCATCCTCGTTGTCAAGATTAAGAGCCTGATTTTCAGTAAGACGCGACAATCCATGATCCGTATTCTTGTCAATCACCACATTCTCTGTATCAAACATTTGTTTGCGGATGTCATCAAGTGTTACATTTTCAGACTCCTCTTCTTCATCTTCGCCTGCATCAGCATCAGCATCATCAGCCGACAGATTTTTCACGCTTACGAGTTCACCCTTAGAATTGATGGTTTGGGTAAGTTTATTCCCAGATTTTTCTGCATTCTTTTTATTTTCCTCGATTGCCTTTTCTTTAGCCTCTTTTACGCGCTTATCAAATTCCTTTTTGGCATTATCCTCATTCTTTTTCTTTTCCGACATGAGCTGATTGAGCGTTTCTTCCATGTATTCGACGCGCCCGGTCTTATACGCATCCGGATGAAACGGAACCCACATTCCCACCGGACCCACGTACACATCATGATTGGGGTCAACTTCGCGAAGCAGCTTGCAGCGCATCTCGGCTTCCTTCTGCGATGCAAAAACGCCGCGAACTTTGATTCCTCTAACCGATGTTTGAA